GTTCCTGATATATCATAAGAGTCACAACCAAATGCCCCCATGTGTTCATTACCAGGATATTTTACACCATTTTTTAATACCACTCTATTCTGTAGTTGCTGGGGTGGAACCCAACTAACTTTAAACCTACCTTTTTGGTCTGGATAAAATATTACTTGTGAATCTTTAACACCATTAACCCATTGAAAATTACCAGTAGTAATTCCAAGCGTTCTAGACATTTCTTCGTTGTAATCTATTTGCTCGTATATTTTAACAAGATTAAATATAGAGTTTTTAGTTTCATCTCTAAATGCATGTTCTTCAGTTCTTGGAAACTGTCTGTAAAACTCATTTAAAGCGTCTTGATCACCTTTTAATCCCTCCGCCTCGTTATTCCAATGATCAACTACGCCTATATCTATTAATTCACCGTCTGGGGCAAACACATCTGCGTTAGGAGTAGTGAATATTGGAACTCCGTACTCGTCAATAAATCCTTCGTAGTTCCACTCCATTGGGATAAACAGAGAGTATAAACCAGACTTTGTTTGACCGTTTCTATTTCTTTTAGCGACATCTGATGCATTGTATAGTTTTTTAAAATTACCACCACCTTTGTCTAATGAGTTACTTGTTGAACCCATCATACACTTACCTATAATTCTACTACCCAATCTAAGACATGTTTTAGTAACACGCCAGTTGTTTAATATATTATCAGGTCTCTCCCATTTACCGCTTTCATCATGTACTAATAAAGCTAGTTTTTCACCATCATAACTATTATCACCTGTATTCTTCCAGTCAATAGTTGTGTCTAATCCTTCTAAATCTTCAACTTGCTCGTTTGCTGTAATTTTTTTTCTTGTAAACTTACTCGCTGGTACTCTATAAGCTAATTCAGTTTTAGGACGATCCATACCATCTTGAATAGGTTTAAAGAAAAATGGATAGTTTATACTAATTGGCACTACTTTATCAGTAAACATTTTCTTTGCGTCCGCGCCTGTTTTAGAAAGTATACCATATCTACTATCACTTGCAAGAGTAGCTAAATTAACTGTTTCTGCAGATGACATAAATGAAAACCCTGATCTTCTGTTCTTTAGGTAACACATACCATAACATCTTTTATCTGCTTTACAAGCTTGCCAGAATATAAAGAACAATCTGTTTGCTTCTCTAAAATCAGGCGCACCTACATCAATCTTGCTCCATTGTAAATACATATAATGAGTTCCTACTATATAAGTTGGTTTGCCATTATTAATAAACCAAAAGCCCTCGTCTCTTCTTTTAAACTCTTCATCTATATAATCGTACCACTGCTCTTTTTGATCTTCAGGATAATTACGCCAATCAAATATATTTTTAAGACGAGATAATTCTTTAGGTTGATCAAACTTAACCCATTTATTTTTATCGTGTTTAAATATATTTTTAGGGGCTTTAGGTAGCGCTATGGCTAAATTTTGTATTTCTATTATCTCACCTATCTGTCCTGTTTTAGATATAACAATAATATCATGTTCTTTGTTATAACCATACTTCCATTTTTTACCCTTGTTAAGTCTACTAATTGTAGTTCTTTTTACAGGTTCAATAACTTTAACTAAACTTTGCTTGTACATTATTTAGATCTACCTTCTGCGAATCCTTTAAAAGCTTTTTTCTTTGTCTCTTCAGGTGTTTTTCCCTCAAGCAAGTTTTCTTCTTCTTGAATTCTGTTAAGTATTTCAAACGCGTCAAATATAGCTAGTTTTTTAGTAGCCGCGGCGTTCTTTAATCTATCTGCTGATATATCATCGTCTGAATCTACAATAGGTTCTTTAGCAACCTTAATCAGCTCTTCAACTGCTCTTTGCCCAGCTTGGATTATATTCTTCTTCGTTTCCTTGGTATTCATATTTAATTGTAATAAATTTAGATAAAACTCTATACAGTCTCTCGCCGTCAACAATAAACTCATATTCACTATTTGGTCTAAAACCAACTAGCTCGTTAACTTTTACTGTACCGTCTGAATATTTAACAATACCTTGTAAAGGTTTTTCAGATTCAATGTTAAATTGATCTGTAGCTTTTAATGGTATTACAAAGCAATAACCTTTTGGAGCTATCCACTTGTCTTTTTGTTTGTGCAAAAAGATTTGATCGTAGTTTATAAAATAAGTAGATTCATTAAAATAACTTCTACTATTTTTTTCTTCGCCGCGTTGGTTATGCCATCTACGAAACACATTGTGGTGTACTATAACCGTGTCTCCGGGTTTAATGTCTGTATCACCAACTATGGGTGTTGATATAACAATAGCCTCTCTGTTTACATATTGATGGTTATAAATCTCAGTATTGAGAATTAACTTTCCACCATCAAGTTTCTTAGTATTATTATATCTTTCTCCTTTTGGTTTTACAACAAAGTTGTAAACACTTTTCATTAGTACTCTAAGTTATACTCAACAGATACAGCCATGTTTTTATTAAAGTCCTTCCAAGGTAACACATCTTTGTTTTTTTTAATATAAATAGAAAACTTATCATCTTCTTCTATAATATCACAAATAGTATGACCACCATAAACTTCTTGTCCTACAGCATAGTGCATAGCGTCGTTTTTGTAATCTTTACCTACACTAATCTTTCTTATTAGCTTCGCCATTTTGAATATTTGATTGTTGCTGATCAGCATAAGTTATTTTACCATCTTGCAAGCTAATATTATCTGTACCATACGTTTCGTGTAATTTTACACGTTGAGCTTCAACACGACCATGTACAGTTTCCATTGCTTTTAATAAAGAGTGTTTTCTAACTTCAATACCACCTATTTCAGCTGTTAAATTATCAATAGTCTTAATAGCGGCTTGTAGCTGTGCTAACTCTTGATCTGTTATTTTTTCTGGTTTTAAATCTATTATTTCTTCTGTTTTTTTCTTTTTTGTTTTTGCCATTTTATTTAATTTAAATTAATTTATATACTGTGTTTTCTTTTTAAGTATTCGTGTATTCTTGATATTCTTGATGTTGAAAGATCTTCAATGTCATATAATATAACCTCATATATATGTCCACCAAAAAACTGATCACTGTTTCTAAGTCCTAAAGAATCAAAAGTAATTGCACCAGCGTTATCTAATTGAGAAGTTGGTGTTAATAAAGTACCATTTTTAAAAATATTTAAATTACCAGTTGCACCAGCTTCTCTTTGTATTGTTAAAATCATTTTTTCATCAGAACTAAACTGTGCTGAAGCAAAAGTTGGAAGTTCTTGTACTCCACCTATTTTCAGTTTTAATTTTTTGTTAGTTAGTATTTGTAGAAAATTACTTGTACCACCAGTTCCTAAAAGAGTATCTTGATTTACGTTTGCTAGTTTTATTACAAAAAAACCGATAAAAGCTTCTTCTGCAGATATTACTATATTACTACTAAAATCGTAATGATCAGATGTGCCATCAAGTAGTAGCGCGCCGTCATCAAGTGTGCCTAAGTCCGACTCGCTACTTTGTGCTAAGTGATTAAGATTAGCCGACGAATCGTCCCATCTTAAAACACCTTCCCCATCAGTCACTATTGCATCGGGTTTGAACCAACCTTTTGGTGGTGGGCCACCAGTATTTGGAGTCCATGGAAAATACTCTTTACCACCTAATTTATAAAAACCTACGCCTAAGCCTAACATTATTTACCAAGATAACAAATTACGCCCCCATCAGCGTCTGCTGAAGGCTTAACTTCTGTCCACCTACCGTATATTGTTAAACCAGCAGGATATGTTATACCAGTAGCATCTTCACCACCATCACCAGTACCATTTAATCCAGAAAATGTTAACGTAGTTGAAGAAGCTGTTACAGGTCTATTAAAAGTTATTGCTGTTCCATCAACACTAGTAACCAAACAAGGTGGTAAACCTGTTGATTTGTTTTCACATAAATCCTCTGTATTAGAATAAACTTGCATACCAACTTTTATAGCAGCGTTAGCGCCTGATAAAGTGTGCGATATACTAGCACTGGCGTTAGAAACACCTTGTTGAGCATCTCCGTTGTTGTGTCCAGCAGCTTCAGTATTTACACATTGAAAACCATCTACAGCCCCAGCTCCTTGAGCTTCAGGTCTTAGCACAGTAGGCGTGTTTTCAGCTATAAATTGTATCGCCACAATAACTAAACCCTTTGGAGGGTAAACTGAGTTAGCAGTTTGACAGTGTATACTACCCATTTGACCAAAACCATAAGCTACTTCTGTTGAATTTTGTCCCATAATTTTATTTTTTTACTTTTTCTAGTGATCTACCGCCAAAATAAGCGCCGATCACAGTTATTAATACTAATTGTAATAAGTCTGTCCATTTGTCTTCAACGTTAAAACTTATAGCTCCAGCGTCGATAAATATCATCAATACTGTAGATACAACTAAAAACACTAATACTAGTGGACGTATATTTTTAGATAGCCATGAATCTGAATTCATATCCATCTTCCATCTTTCTGTTATTTGTTTTTGCATTTCTGCCTCGTAACCCATAACTAGGTTTTTTATTTTTGCCTCAGCTTCTAATTTTTCTTCTTTAGATGTGTGCAGATTATCTATAACCCCACCTACACCTTTTACTAACTCTGCCGCTCCTCCTGAAAATAATCCTCCTAACATTTTAATATTTTTTAATTATTTTAATATCCACCACCACC